CCTGTAATTTGTAAATCATTTGTAGTTGCGTAGTAAGATCCGGTTTGGTGAAATATTCCGCCGCCTCCACTGCCTCCTGTACCTGTTAAACCAGAACCATCACCTTGAAATGATCCTGAGAATGATCCTGATAATTGTAAATCAGTACGAAATTGTTTACTATTAAATAATCTACCCATTAGCTACTCCATCTACCGTTTATTATAATTGTATCTGTAGATCCAATAATATATCCTAATGATCCAGTATTAAAATCTATTGTTTGAGTGGTTGTTGAGTTAGGCGTCCATGTATATATTGATTTATCTATATATTGTCCATTAATATATACATCAAATTCATTTTTAGTTGCAGATAAAGAAGTTACTGGGTTTTGTGCTGCGGCACCTGACACCGTAATCGTATCTGCATCAGAATACGATCCAGCTTTGTCAGTTAATGCAGTTAAATATGACATTGTAGTTGCATCGATAGTAGCAGTACTGCCTCCTCCTGTAACAATGACTGAATTTCCTGATATAATACTTTGTTGTGCGTCTATTAATTGTTGTGGAACAATTGTAGTATCAAATACACTTTTATCTACATCAATAACAGATCCCCATGATAATCTTTTTATTGAATACCGTTTTTGTACGGTCGATTGACGAAATTCTTGTTCTCCAAGTAATGTTCCCTTAACTGTTAATGGAATTGTACATCTTACTAGCCGGTCTTCACCAACTGTATTTATTGTCTCGAAACTTAACGATCGAATAAATGTCATATATTTATTTTCATTATTTCCCCATGCAAATGTTCCATATGGCATAATTTGTTCTACCAAATTATTCATTTGTGTAGTAAAATCTGTCCACATTAACATATCATATTCCACATCTATATATTCAGGAATGTTAACAGTATATATTTTTACAGATTCTGCTGGATCGTTTAGTGGTATAGGAAATAAGTCATCTTCATATCGATTTCGTTTATCATAAGACGCTTGATAATGAAGTACATTTCCAGATGCTGGTCTGTTTACATCTAATTTTTTAAGTTGTTCTCGTTCTACCAACGAATTTCGTTTTAATACAATAATAGGAGATTGTAACATTCCTTTTTCATCACGAAGATATCCTAATCGCCTAACATTATCCCACTTTTCGCCATTTGCATAAATTACTGGAACTTTTATTAGTTGTCCATCTGCTTCTACTTGTGGTTGTATTTCATTTTCAATAAACCATTTTATTGCAAAGTCAATATCATAAACAGTACGTTTTGGAGTTCTTACAGTATCATCATCGCGCCGGACTTGATTGGCACGATTTAATATTAAATCAGGTCTTTCAGATTCAGTGCTTTTTAAATCGGGTTTATTTGTTTTCCGATCGATATTTTGTCTTCTGTATCTAGGCATTATGCATATCCTTTATATGATGGAGCATCATCTGGAGTACCAAATCTCATTTTTCTAATATTTGTCGGTGTTTGTCTTGTTACATGAGTATCACATAATACAGAAACACTATAACCAAATTTATCGCCATTTGGCCAAGTATCAGGATTTTTACCTACAAAATATTCATTTGCGTCTACATTATCTAGTTGATAATATTCAGCATCCCATTTAATTACATCTCCAACTTCAGGATAAAAATCTGCTTTTTCTAATATATCTCTCGATATACCAAACTGCGCAGTTCTAGTATAAGTATAACCATAATCATCCATAGTTCCTGTTTTACCTTCTTTTGCAATTAATGCTGGTATTAATATTGATTCATAATACGCTTTAGATATAGATTCGCCATATATATTTGAATTTGATTGTTCTATTACTAATTTATAGAATTCAACTTCAGTATCTACTATTGCATTTAATAATTCTGCATTAATAGATGCTAAAAATTTTGCATCTCGCTGTGTTCCAAATAATGCCATATTATCCTATATAAATTTTAATTGGTACTTTTGACAATATTTCATTCATTGCATCGTTTTCTGCTTGTTGTCGTACCACCATACTCTCTTTTGTCATTTTCTCTAAAAACTCACGTAATTGAGTTATTAATGCTTCTTTTTCTGATTGTCCTTGTGATACTAATTCTGGGCCGTTTAATGTTACTTCGCTGTTTGGAATAGGCACTGTAGAATATTTCCCTCTAACATATCCCAATGTTTCTTTAACTAGTGCTGCTCCATATCGAATAATCCATGCTCGGCCCATATCATTTATTTGACTATATTTTTGATATGTATATGGTATATTCGAAACATCAGAAACTATTCCTTTCATTACTGCACTATTTCCAAATAAAATAGCCTCATTATCTTTAACATCATCAAATATAAATTCAAACCAAACATTTTTATAATATGGAGTTGCGGCTGTTCCTTGTGTTCCAGGGACAGGCCATAATTTTATATCATCTCCATGTATTTCAAAAGAAAAATGTGATTTTCTAATTCGATCATTAAATTCTATAGTCTGGATTCTTAATAAATCTTGATTAAGTGGCATCATCATAAAATTAACTGATGGCGAAAAACCACCCCAATCAAATGTATCTAATAATTGTTGAGACCCCATCCCTGTTCCTACAAATGGATCAAAATATCTTATAATAGCAGGAGGAACATTATGTAATACCCGTTTTACTTCAATTGAGCTTGAATCAGATACTATTATACCCAATGATGCAGATATAGCTGTTTTTACATCATATGATTGCACCCCATCTCTAATATCAATCGAAGCAGAATGCCATTTTACATTCCCACCTGAGTCTGCTTCAGTACCATATGTTTTTGATAGTTTTGTTACATATGATAATGAACTACCAATTAATGTATCTGTAAAACTTGCATCTGTTAAAAATGTTGATCCTGTATTAATGCCTAATGTGCTTAATAAATTATTAGTAATATTAACTTGATTAACTTGATTTGAATATTCTACTACAGCTGCTTCGAATGCTGTATAAAAATTAATCGCTACTAATTCTACATCCATTATTGGATATCCAACATATTGCGCAGCAAATTTTGCAAAGCTATCTGCTTGTTGTTGGAACATTATATCATTATCAAAAAAACCAAACGGAGTATCTCCGGGACTAAATGATGAACTTCCGGGCCATATTGGTTTACTTATACTATAATCCATTCGTTACCTTTTTATATATAAATATTAATATTATCTATTCAATAGGGGTTATTGTAATTTAGTAAGAGTCGTTTCCATAAATTGCATTTGTTCCAATGTTTCAATCCTCGTAGTACACAACTTTCGAATTGCTTCATATGCTTGTTTAGGAGGATATTGAGTCATAATTTTTATAGTAATTAATTCTGCTCCTTTACCTAAATCTTGTTCGATATGAACCATTAAAACCATTCGAATTGCCCTAATTCTATCTAAAACATCTACTAAATTTCCTTTATACCTAATTCGAACTTGCATCGAATATTTTGTTCTAGGTGCTGCCATTTTGAATTCCCATACTATTCTTTTATATAAATATTAAAACAGTAAGAAAGGGATGAAATAATCATCCCTTCCTCATTGCAATTGTTAATTCTATAAATCTTTAATTAAATTTTTACTATTTAACTATTATAGGGTATTCAATCCATGAACATAAACTTTACCATAGAATTCTGGTCTAACGATTTTTTTCGCATAACGAGTCATTACACCTTTTCTTGGAGTGAAGTTTACAGGATCATATACTAGTGGAGTCATAATAAGCGGAACATATGGAGAATAAACAGCTCCTGTTTCAAGGAATTGTGCTCCTCTGTATCCCATAAGGATTACGTTCTCAAGCATATATGGGTTCTTATAAACTGTATATCTATTATTCATAGCACCAATTTTTTGAACACCAGCGGCAAACTCTTGTTTGTCTCCATCTGTATTAGCAGCAAATCCTGGAATAGATTCTAGGATAGTTGCAACAGCAGGTGAAGTAACTAAGAAATTAGCGCCACCTCTCAGTGTCTTTTGATGAATTATATTAGATACTTTTTGCAGTTTAGTACCAAGTGTCTGGAACCACTCTCCTTGAGTGTTATACCATCCACCAGCTCCTGCTGATTTTTGTGTGAAGTTACTTACTCCATCCCAAATATAGTTACCTTGAGCTGACCAATATTCGGTCGTTACTGCTCCATTGATAAGCATATCTAAAATCTCGAGATCAATTTCCATCGATACATACTCACTTAACATTGAAGTTAATTCAGCCTCTGCATCAATTGAATGATAAGCATTCAAATCTTGAGCAAATTCTGGAGTCCATACAGCCTTTAACTTTCTTGTTTTCGCAACAATTGGGTCTGACTGCATTTCAAGATTAACTTGTGGTATATCAATATCAGTTCCCTGATTGATACCAAGACTTTTCTTAGCAGTACCTGTAAATGGATCCTGATCTTCAAAGTCACCTCTGGTAATATCCGTTGGTTGCAAGTTATAGCTTAACACAAAATCTTGATAACTAGTACCAGCCCATGCTCCTGCGGATGCTGTCATTACAAATTGAATATCGCCACCACTTAATTTAGTGAATGCCGGATATTGTGTAAGTGTTGCACCCGAACCTGTTGTTATAATAAATGATCTAACAGCTGTTGGATCAAAAGAAGCTGCCATCGATCCTGTTTCTACAGTTATTAATTTATATTGTGATAAATCTAAATTAGTAAATGCTGAATTATAATTAACAGATGCTGATGCAGCTGCTGCACTAACGGCATCTAGATCGGTTATAGAAGCTGAGACTGATGCTGATACTTCATTAATTGAGTAAGCAAATCGTCCTGCTCCATATAATCCACCTGATGGATCGCCAGAGTCAGATGTAACACCAAACATGGAGTTATCTGCATTTGGTGAACCAAATGGAATAGGATTACTAGTACCACCGGTAGTAGTAAACCCTGGCTGTGCTGTG